TTTAAAAACAAATGTCTAATGTCTCTTGATATATATCTCATTGTAGTTATGAAGTACTGGTAGAATTTGTTAGCAATTATCTTGATGCTTGCTACAAGAATCCTAATGCGACTATCAAAATTAGCAAATAGGTCAAAACGATTAAGGTACTCCTCAGCTTGAAACTAATGCGGATCGGGAAAGCGCAGAGGATTTCTAGATATCAAAAATTTTAGGGAAAAATGGTGGTGGTGGTGGTCAGATCCTGTTTTCCCTGACCTTTTTTTGGAATTTTGCAAGAGATTTATCTGTCCGCGAAAGAGCTAGGCAGGGCTATAGACAAGCCAGTCAGGACGATTGAGAACTGGGCAGCGAATAATTATATTCGGCAGAATAGCGAAGGGAAATATGGGCTGATTAGTGCTTTTAAATATCAATTGGCAAGCCTTACAGACAAATTAGAGAGAAATCGCCTACGTTTAGAGGAATTTGAAGCGAGTATTGATGACGTTAAACTACCTGCGGTTCAACGAAAGCTGATTGCTGAGGCGGATAAGGAAGAAGCGATCGCCGCGATCAAACTGCTTGAACTTAAAAAACTGCAAGGGGAGTTGGTTAACGCCGAAGAGTTTGCAGCGGTTTTAAGTGATTCCGTGACGAAAGTTAAAGCAAAGTTTATCAATATGCCCGCCAAGTTAGCCCTGGAATTGTCTGGGTTAAAGCCAGAAGCAATACAGGAAAGGTTAACCCTTGCAATTGATGAGGCTCTTTTGGAATTGGGAAACGGGGATTGAGATCACATTAATCCTTTTAAGATTTGTTTTATATTTGGGGAATGGATGCAGCAACCCTCATAAAGCAGTCATTTAAGCACTTTGCCCCCCCAAAAAGACAAAAGATATCTGAATGGGCGGCGGCTAATTTTGAATTGCCAGAAACTTCCGCCGAGCCTGGAAAGTGGCATGCTCTACGCGCTCCTTATCAGGTGGGGATTCTGGACGCTTTAAGTGAGTCGGGGGTGCAGAAAGTTAGTTTGATGTGTTCGGCGCAGATTGGCAAGACGATCATTTTGTTAATCGTGATCTGCTATTTAATCGATCTTGATCCTTGCTCGATCATGATGACCCAGCCGACGACAGATATGGCGGAGATTTTCAGCAAGGAGAAGTTAGCTAGCGCGATCGCTAATGTAAAACCTGTGACTGCCAAGATTGCCCAAAAGTCACGGGATGCCACTAGCACGATCCTGATGAAAATGTTTGCGGGGGGCTTTCTGCGTTTGGCGGGTGCTAATTCTCCCAGTTCTTTAGCATCGATGAGCATCAGGGCATATTTTGGTGACGAAATAGATAAATACCCACACAGTGCGGGGAAAGAGGGCGACCCTGTTAAGCTGGCTATGCAGCGGACTGAAACCTTTTGGAACTGGTTGGTTTTTTTGGTATCAACACCATCTATTAAAGACAATTCGCGGATTGAGAAGGAGTTTGAACAATCTGATAAGCGTCGCTATTTTATTCCATGTCCTCATTGTGGGCATAAGCAACATTTGATTTGGCAGAGGTTTCAATACGAGGGAAAGGATACAGCTTCTGCTAACCCATTAAACGGCGTTTATTATATCTGCGAGTCCTGTAATACTCCCATTGAGGAGAAGCATAAAGCTGATATGGTTCGCGCGGGGGAATGGCAGGCAACAGCGATCGCGAAAGACCCCAAACACATCGGCTTTCATATCAACAGGTTCTATTCGCCTTGGAAGGGTTGGGTAGATTTGTGCTTGGACTACGAAAGCAGTAAAGATGACCATCAAACGCTACAAGTTTTTTATAACGCCACTTTGGGCTTAACTTTTGAGCGGGTAGCAGGAGAAAAATTAGACTGGCAGCAATTACGCGATCGTGGTTCTCAATCCAGTTATCAACTAGGGACTGTTCCCAATGGCGGCTTGATTTTAACCGCTGGGGTGGATGTGCAGGCGGATCGGCTAGAGGTGGCGATTATTGCCTGGGGGCGCGGCGAAGAATCTTATGTGATTGACTATCACAAAATCTTAGGCGATCCGCTCCAAACTGCCGTCTGGGAGCAATTAGTTCATGTGACTAGTAAAAGCTATCAGAGACAGGATGGGCGGAGCCTAAAGGTTAGAGCGACTTTTGTTGATTCTGGGTATTTGACTCAAGAAGTTTATCACAATGTCCGCAAATATCGATACCTACATTGGTTTGCCATCAAAGGACAGTCGGGGGATAAGCCTTTGCTTGCTGCTCCTACCACGCAAGAGATCAACTATAAGGGAAACAAGATCAAGCAAGGCATCAAGCTTTATAAGGTGGGGGTGGATTCAGCAAAAGAAACACTTTATTCGAGGTCGCAAATCGACACGCCAGGAGCAAAATATCTAAACTTTCCCAATGATTTGGAAAGCAATTGGTATGAGGGCTTTTGTGGTGAGGTGCAGGTAACCAAACATACGAATGGCAGACCTTATATGGTCTGGCAAAAGCTAGCAGGAGTTCGTAACGAACCACTGGATACTTTTGTCTACGCTTTAGCAGCGGCTCATTTGGCTGGGTTGACTCGGATTAATTGGGATAAAATTGAGTCGGAATTAGAAGATCAAATATCGGAAATTGTGATTGACAAAGACAAAAGAGATCAATCTGTTGACATCAAAGTAAAGGATCTCCTTTGCAGCCCAAAAGGTCGGAGTCGGAAAGCTCGTTCAAGGGCGGCGGCAAATTTCACACCTGATATTTATTAGAGTGCGCCAGCCGTGTTATCAACTAATCTTTCCCAAAAAGTTATTGGTCTTGCAACATAGATGTCATCTCCCAACTCCAGCAAGTCATTTTCTTTGTTAACTTTTATCACATTATAAAAAATTGTGAATTTCTCATTAACTTTTTCGTAAAGATATTTTTTCAAAATGACTCATCCCTGGAATATACCATCACAAATTACTCAAGGCGATCGCGTTACTTGGAAAGAAGAATTAATCCCTTACGATAACCTTGCAGATATTTTACATTGTTATTTGCGTGGGACTGGGCTGGCAATGGATTTGATAGGAGTTCCAGATGGACTGGGCTGGCGGTTTACTATCTTAGAGGCTGATTCCGTCACTTTAGCAGTCGGGCAATGGCACGCTCAGTTTGTAATAGTTACTCCAGATTCAGGGAGGCAGACTATAGGACGCGCTGATTTTATGGTGTGTCCTGGATTTAATAATTTGACAGAATATGACGGGCGTTCTGACGATCAAAAAGAATTAGATGCTTTAACGATCGCGATCGCTCGTTTGGCATCTGGGGCCGTGGCGGAATATCGCATCGGCGATCGCATGATGCGCTATCAGGATTTGGAACAGTTAACCAAGCGCCAAGCCTATTTAAGGAACAGAATAGCCAGGGCTAAAAACCCTGGAAATGTTGGGGGAAAAAACGTTGGGATAAGGTTTTCTGGGCATTGAGAGGGAAAAGTAATGAGTAATTACTTATTACTTAAATCATGGGCTTTTTTAAATTTATTCGCGAGGTTTTGCAGACTCCTCCTAGACCCATAGCGAAAGCTCGCTCTTACTCAGGAGCAAAAAGAGGTAGGCTCTACGGTGATTGGCTTGCGGGTAACGCCTCGGCAAATAGCGAAATTTGGTCAAGTTTAAGCACGCTTCGTAATCGCTCACGGGATTTATGCCGTAATAATGATTACGCGCGGGGGGTAATTCAAAAGCTGGTGGACAATGTGATTTACTTGGGGATAGGCTTTCAGGCTCAAGTAAAGCAGCTAAAAGATAATAACAAAAATGATGATCGCGCCAACGAATTGATTGAAGCTGCCTGGAAAGTCTGGGCTGAAGAACCTTTATCCTGTCATACTGCGGGGAAGCTAAATTTTACCGAGATTCAGCAGCTAGTTTTTAAGTCCTGGCTGGAATCTGGCGAGGTATTTATTCGCAAGGTGAAGCAAAGTTTTGCTGATTCTCCTGTGCCTTTTGCCTTGGAGATTATTGAAGCGGATCAATGCCCTGAATATCATAACGGCACCCACAACGGCAATCAAATCCTGATGGGGATTGAGATTGACAAGTGGAAGCGCCCTGTTGCCTATTGGTTTTATGGTGATCATCCTGGGGAGCTTTTTAACCTTAAAGGTCGCAAGTTAGAGCGCATACCAGCCGAAGAAATAATTCATCTGCACTCAAGCGATCGCCCTAACCAGTTGCGGGGTGTGCCGCTGCTCCACAGTACTTTGCTGCGGATGAAAAATACGGGGGATTACGAAGAATATGAACAGATCGCAGCCAAGGCCGCTGCTTCGATCATGGGGTTAATTACTACCCCTGATGGTGATTTGTTGGGGGAACCTACCCAAGGGGATGATGACAGTTTGCCAGCGGATGAGGAGATGCGGGCGGGGATATTACGTTATCTTGCCCCTGGAGAGCATTTAGAAGTACTAGACCCCAAGCGCCCTAACCCAAATGTGACCCAGTTTATCGAGTGCCAGTTAAGAGCTTCTGGGGCGGGAATTGGCGCTAGCTACGAGCATATATCAGGGGATTACAGCAAGACGAATTACTCTGCTAGTCGTCTCTCGCTGTTAAATTCCCGCGATCGCTTTAAGGTTTTGCAGGTGGCTTTTGCCAGCAAGTTTAACCGTGCTGTGTATTTTGGCTGGTTGGATATGGCAGTTATGGGGGGCGTTTTGAACTTTGCAGATTATGAACTGCGTCCCCATCGTTACCAATGTGTAAAGTGGCAGTTTAGAGGCTGGACATGGGTTGACCCCTATAAGGAGGTACAGGCGACTTTAGCGGCTTTAACTGGCGGGCTAACTACCTTGACTAAGGTAGCCGCAGAGCAAGGAGAAGATTTTCACGAAACCGTCAAAACTATTGCCAGGGAGAGGGAATTGCTTAAGCAGTATCAGCTTGAAGATGTGCTTGGGAATTATCAGGTTAATAATTCAAAAAACGATCATCTATGAAAGATTTATTAATCAAATCCCAGGGTGATGCCTTTGAAATAGGTAATCGCCAAATTCCCAAAACTAATTATCGAGAATTGACTTTAGAGAATCGGGCTGTGGTTAGTGACGAGCGGACGATTGATTTATCTGTTAGTTCTGACCAACCTTATAAGCGCTGGTGGTATTACGAGATTTTAGACCACAGCGAAGAGTCTGTTGATTTATCGCGGATGAATGACGGGGCGATGAGCCTTTACAATCATAATCGCGACCAATATCTGGGAGTTGTCGAAAGAGCTTGGCTAGAAGATGGCAAGCTTTACAACAGTATTCGCTTTGACGATCACGAGTTAGCGGAAAAAATCGTCAAAAGTATCAATAACGGGATCGTCAAAAATGTCTCTATTGGCTATCGAGTCGAAGAGATTGTTTTGGTTAAAAAGTCAGATGATGATCTCGATACTTATAAGGCGACGCGCTGGACACCGTTTGAATCGAGTTTTGTTACTGTCCCCGCTGATGCGACCGTGGGAGTCGGACGGCAATATTTTGCTCTAACTAAAGACAAAGAACCAAACTGGGAAGAATTAGAACAAAGAATCGCTAAAAAAATTTATCAAAACTTTTCCCAGGAGTTAGAAATGGCGCAAGAAGTCCAAGGGACATTAATAGAAACAATAAATGAAACCGATATCAGGCAGCAAGAGCGCGATCGCATCACTGCGATTAACGCTGCTGGGGCAAAATATGGCTGTGTGGAGATTGCCCAAAAAGCTATTGATACTGGCTTATCTTTAGAGCAAGCTCGAAATTTATTTGCTGATCAAGTTTTGAGCAAATCAAACGAGCCAGTTGCTCAACCCTTGCAACCTCTAGGTTTTAGCCAAAAAGAGAAGGAATCTTATAGCGTCAGAAAAGCAATTCTCTTCAAGATGGGGCAGATTTCTGAAAAAGAGGCGGGTCTGGAATTTGAAGCCAGTAGAGCGATCGCCGAAAAGTTAGGTAAGCCCCCAGAAGGGATTTATATTCCGACTCGTGATTTAGCTTGGAGCAACACCAGAGCAACTTATGCCACTGGTGCCGCTGGAACTGGTGGATCAACAGTGGAGACTGATTTGCTCTCAGAAAACTTTATTGAAGCTTTGCGATCGCAGTTAGTCATGCGGAAGCTGGGAGCAACGATCTTATCTGGGCTAGAAGGCAATATTGATATTCCGCGTCAAGCTTCAGTTGCAGGTACCGCTTGGGTAGGGGAATCTGCTCTTATTCCTCAAGGTGAATCGACTTTTGACAAGATTAGCTTAAGCCCTAAAACCGTCGCTACCCGCTCGATCTATACTCGCAACATGCTCCTGCAATCGAGTATCGATATTGAGGCTTTTATTCGCCAGGATCTAGTTACTGGTCTGTCTTTAGAAATTGACCGCGCAGCGATTAACGGTAACGGTATTGGTGGACAACCTTTAGGCATAGTTAACTATCCTGGGGTGGGCGCTGTGGTGATTGGAGCTAACGGGGGCGCGCCTACTTGGCAAAATATAGTTGATTTGGAAAGCAGAGTCGCAACAGCCGACGCTCTCAATGGGACTTGCTACTACCTAACTAATTGCAAAGTCCGAGGCAAGCTTAAAACTACCGAAAAAGCCAACGCTACAGGCATGTTCATCTGGGAAAACGACCGAAACATGGGCAACATGGGCAGCGTTAACGGCTACGGCGCAGCGGTAACTAACCAAGTGCCAGGTAACTTGACTAAGGGGACAGGGACAAACCTAAGTATCGCTATCTTTGGTGATTTTTCTAGCGTCATTATTGGGGAGTGGGGTATTTTAGACCTGCTCCCCAACCCTTTTGGAACAGGATATGAGCAAGGAAATGTCCAGGTAAGGGCGATGCAGTCAGTGGATCTCAATATTCGCCGACCTCAGTTTTTGTCAGTCTGTAGCGACATCAACACTATCTAGTAAAAATCATGCTTAAAGTAAAAGTCCGCGAAGGTTTTGTGTGTTGGATGAGTTTCAATCCAATGCTTTATCACTTACCTGGTCAAGAATTTGACATATCGATCCAGGATTATTGGGGCCATGCCCACCAGTTAGAAATAATTGAGGGCGACCCCGAAGCCTTACGTGCCGTCGCGGCAGTGGATGAAAGCGCGGTATCGAACGCTAAAACTACTAAAACAACTACAAAAGGAGTAACAAATGCTTAATTGGTATCAAACGAAAGAAAATTGCTCTATTCAACATGGCACCAAAGTTGTCAAACCTGGTGAAAAGCTGCTGTTGTCTGAAGAACAGGCGGCTTTGCACAATTCGATAGGGGAACAGGTTGATAAGTGTGATCCTCCAAAGAGCGAAAGCGATTGTGCTGTTAAAGAGGACTTTGATGAATTTCAAAAAGCCAGCGGCAAACCGTCGGCTTTTGAGACGGAAGCTTCCCCCCCCAGAACTGCCAAAAAATAAAAACTGAAAAATGAGATTTGACGAAGATTTGAGTGTGTTTTTTGACGGAGAGTTTAGTACTGTGGCGACCATAGTACGAAGCTCTCTTTTTTTGGGGACGGAAATATCAGGCATCTTTGACGACAGCTATCAATCGGCTTTTGGCGAATTTGCTCAAGATATCGAAGGGCGCAAATATGGTTTTCAAGTTTCAACTCAATTAGCTGAAGGCTTGAGACAAGGCGATCGCCTTGAAATTAACGGACAACCTTATCAGATAACAGGGAAAGAACCAAAATTTGACGGCAAGCTAACAGAGTTGAGGTTAAAGCTGCTTTGAAACGACAGGAAATTATTGACCGTCTAACTAGTTTGCTTTCGGCTGTCCCTAACTTTGCAAACGTTGCTCTTTGGGACGACATCCCCACCGAATATAGCCAGAATGCTATCTACATCAAAGATACCAAAGAAATATACGAAAAGAAAAACTGTAAGTACCTGGCTACTTTAAGGATTGAAATTTTGGCGATCGTCATCGAGACTCCCAGTAATACCGCCTTGGAATTGGGAAACATAGCTTTAGTTGACTTGATTGGTGCAGTTCAGCAGCTTTCCGTCCGTGACACCGTAGTTAATCTAATTAGCTCCGACAAATGGATCGAAACCAGCGGCAAAACTGTAGCCCAGGTCGAATTAAACATAGATGTCAAATACCAATTTTAGGGCTTTAAACCATGACACAGGTACAGGACAATACAAGACTATTTCGTGGACAGGGACAGGTTTTTATCGGTAAACGAGTCGGAGGAAAACACTCAGGCTTAGAGTTTGTAGGCAACGTCTCAGAATTAATGCTGAGCCCTAAAACCGAAAAAATTGAACATACCGAATCTCAAACAGGGAATAACTCAATCGATAAGATTATCGAACGGGCCACCAAGATCGAGATGTCTATGACTGGTGACTCGATGACTCGCCAAAATTTAGCCAGATTTTTACAGGCGACCGCGATTGTCGAAAGTATCGCCACCGTCACGAATGAAGTTCAAATAGCTTATGCTGGGAAGTTTTTGACTTTGGACAATATCAATATTCAAACCTTTTCATCCTTGCTCCCTGCCACTGGCACAACTCCCCTGGTTTTAGGAACTGATTATGAGATTGTAGATTTAGCAGCGGGAATGATCAGACCTTTGGTTGGCGGAGCTATAGGAGTAAATGGAACCTCTGTTAGAGCAAATTATAGTATGGGTGCGTCTGAAACAATTGCAGCTTTTAACAAGCCCAACACCGAGCATTGGTTAAGGTTTAACGGTTTAAATTCCGCTGAGGATGACAACCCAGTCATAGTTGATCTGTTTAAAGTTCGCTTTCCTCCAGTTGCTGACTTGTCTTTGATCATCAATGATAAGTTTGCGGAATTTAAGCAATCTGGGGATTGCCTCTTTGATGCGGCGCAGCCTGTAAATGGCAAGCTTGGGCGTTATTTTGCTGTTCGGCAATTATTTCTTGGCTAATGAGCGAGATTGATCGATTTTTTGAGTCAGAAATAAAAGCGATCGCCGTCGATAGTAGAGCGATCGCCAGCCGCTTGGCTGAGGAGTTACAAAAAGATGTTCAACAACAGATTAGATCAAATTTTACCAACCCCAGTAACGCTTTTATTCGCGGTGTAAAAGTTTATGAATTTGAAAATGCTAGTTACGTTAGGCTCTCGCCGATTCTTTCGGTTTATGCGGCGGAAACTAAACTTCGGGGAAGTCCAAATCTTTGGATTGTTTTACCTGATGGGGCTAGGCTTGGATTTAAGCGGATTGGAAAGGGATTTTCTTGGAGCGATCTCAAACGACGTTTTGGAACAAGGTTATCTTTTGTTCCTGTTAGCGATGGGACTGTTGTTCTTTTTCGCTCTAGATCAGGTGTAGTCCCCATTTACAAGATTCAATCCTCGGTTACAACTAAGCAGAGAATTGAGTTTTATGAAAGGGCAGAAGCTATGGCGGATCGCGAAGGTTTAGATTATCAACAAATTTAATAATTAAAGAAAATGGCAAAAGATAAAGCCCCCACGGATAACGAACTGAATCAAATCTGCGTCCCCACTAAAAAGATTTATCTTGAGGTAGGGGAAGATGAACAGATTGAAATTATCCTCAGACCTTTTAAACAGCGTCATTTTGGCAGTGCGATCGCTATCATTAATAAATATTTTGATCAGTTTAATTCGGTGCGGGAAAATTACATTGAAAAGCGCAAAGGTATTTTAGACCGCTACGAAGATGAAATCACTAGAAATCTTGCCCTACAAGAATTAGATTCTGGGTTTAACGAGGGTATGGAGATTGCTAAGGCGATTTTGCACTCTGGGGGTACGGTCGGCGAGGATATTAAGAGCATCATCCAGATGTCAATTTTCAAGGCGACTCAGGTTATATCTGCGGAGAACGGCACAGAGCGATCGCCAATTGACCCTGAGCTTGATGATTTGACCTGGGGAGAATGCTTGGTTCTGCTCGGTTCGACGGTGGGGTTAAATATGGATTTTTTCGCCCAGAACAGCAAGGCCATGAACCTAGTTCAGGTAATCAGCGAACCGTCGCCGAGTCCCAAACCGAAGGATGGGGAAAAATTATCTGTCGCTTAATTGCTGCTGGTCATCATTACTCGGAGATTACTGATTATACTCTTGCTCAAATTAAAATCTTTGCCAAATACGCCCAAGAACTGGAGAGGGAAAGGCGGGGCAGTTTGATTGCTGATTTGGCGATCGCTTCTCAAGGGGATGGTAAAGCGATAGGTTCTGCTGTTGATCGGCTGATGTCTTCATAATCAATAGTCACGTTTTGTGTCTGAAGCTTCAGACACAAAAGCTGACCTAGCGCATGGGCATTCTATAGGCATTATAGGGTGCTTTTTTGTCATGGTTAAAACGCTTGGGATTAAGTTTGAGGTTGCGGGAGTTAAAGAGGCTCAGGCTGCGCTGAATAATTATAAGAATAGTCTTAATCAATCGCTGACTCTAAATAAACAGGCAACAAACAAGAGTTTAAAACAGACAAATGTAATTTCTGCTGCTCCTAAAAAAGGGACAAATCCAAATCAACCCCAGCCTGAAGATCAAAGTCGTCCTTATGCGGCTCAAGCCTTTGCCACTCAAAAGCCGACTGGAAAAACCGCCACAATTGTCCCAACAACTGCGGTTCTTGAAAATCAAAAAATTACTGATGCAGTCGCTCAAGGTACTAAGCAAGGGATTGCAGATTTAGCTGAACAAAACGAACAAATAATTCAAAGTAAGGCTAAAACCTTTGAAAACTTCAAAAATTCTTCTCAGTATCAACAAATTAATACTGGTTTTTATGGTGGAATTGGACAAGAGGCTGGAAGGCAAGCATTTGTTAATTTACAAAATTTAGTCGGCAAGTTTTTAGGACTAGGAGAACAACGGGAAACAATAAATATAAGCGATAAGTCCATTGCTCTTTTAGCTGCGTCCATTGGAGCAACAGTTAAAGCTAATAAATTTTTGCCCAGTAGTATACAAATATCAATCCCTAAATTAGTTGAATCTAAGCAAACAAAACAGGCTCAAGGGGGGGGATTGATTAGTAGCTTATTAAGTCCTATTAGTACTGTAAAATTTGGTTTTTTTGAGGGAATAGGAGCATCTTTTGGACATCAGTACGCAAAAGGGTTTGCTGATGTATTAATGAATAAATTAGATATTGACTTTGAGAGAAAAGGAAAAGTAGGTGGAATGACTGCTTTTCATGTTAAAGAAACAGGTATTCCAGAGTTTATTAAAAACATCAAAGACACTAGCAGTCTTTTTGAAAAACTCGATTTAAATTTAATTACTACTGAAAAAGATTTAACTGATTTTCATGGATTAATTAAACAGATTTCAAAGGCTGCAACTACTTTACCTAGTAGTTTTATTACAGGTCACAGAAAAGGCAGTATTGAAATTGAAGCTTTAAGAAAATTAGCTCAAGTAGCAGATCAAATTAAAGATGAAGATTTGCCAGATTTAACTGGGAAAAAACGTTTAGTAAGCGTTATTGGAGGGTTTGCAGCGGAAGAAGGTAGATCTGGTCATCGGATGGCGGAAGAATTACAAAACTCGGCATCTGATGATACGGCAGTGATGGGAGTAGATAACAAAGAAACAGATTTAACTTTTTCAGTTTTTGGTAATAAAGCGCTTTGGGGGGCAAATTTAGTCCAAAAAATCGTCGATCTAAATCTTAAAGGCTACAATACCGACTCGGTAAAAATGGCAGCCCAAGTGTTAGCCATACTTAAAAAATATCCAGATTTAAAAGAAATTAGACTGTCTGGTCATTCAGCAGGAGGCTTTAATGTTGAAGAGGTTCAAGAGATGCTGGATCTTCTTAAACAGGCGGGTCATTTAAAAACCAATGCCAAAATCACCACTATTGCAACTGGTACGCCTCAAACAATTGGGGGCTTAAATAACCCTAATACAGTGCAGCTTCTTGGGGACAAGGACGAGATTATCAAAAGCGTTGAAGAGGCTGGAGAGTTTTTG